ACTAACTGTATTGAGATTTGATCTTATCTTGTTGGGTACAACTACGCCACGTTCATGTGCTTCATTCATCACAGCCATTTCAATCATAGCAACTGAACCCATACATGTTGGAAGCAATACAGTATTCTCATGTGCTAGTTGATTAGCAAGTTCTAAGAACTGTAACTTATCATCTAGTTTCTTAAGTAGCATTGTATCCTGTCTGTTATACTCAATAAACTTCTTAAAGTCTTTGTTGTATAACTGATCAAGTGAGCCTTCGTACTCTGTCTTCTTCTCACCAACTTCCATCTCACCAATCGCATCTAGTTTATAACTATGACGAGATTCGTAGTTGTATTTCTTATAGAGTTGTAGATAGTCTAAATGAATACGACCAACTAAGTCAAATGTTTCTTCTTCTTTACCAAATCGTTCATACTTTCTTTTCTTAGGATACTGTCCTAATAAACAGAACTTACGAGTGTCATCTTTACTCATAACTTTTGTTACACGATTAACCATATAAGGAATATCATATCCCTCTGAGTTCCAACCCGACATAACATCTGCATCTTCAATTAATTGAAAGAATGCATCAAACAATTCTTTCTCTGTTCTAAACAAAAGAGTATCCGGGAATTCTGCAATTGCTTCTTGGGCAGTCTCGTATGTCATATGCTTAGGGGGAACCGCTAAACAGATCAATTGATCTAGCCAGTCTAAGTATAAACTGACAGCAGTAACAGGATTGAAAGGATCACTCGGAGGAGAGTATCCTCTTGCTGGATCAAAGTCAACTTCAATATCAAAGAAACAAGTATGCAGTTTAGGGGCATCAACCTTCAGATAGTTCTCACTGAGACATCTAAAGACGATCGGAATGTCTGATTCAAATAGACGTTTCTTACCGTGGATGCGTTTTTCTTTCTCCCATTCTGCTTGTTTCCTAGACGAAAACTTCTTAACAGGAGTTCCGTACAATGATCGATGCTTCCCTTTATTATCTTCATAGTACAAGACATAGTTAGTAGGATATTCTTTAAATATCCGTTCACCGTCAGGACTACGTTCTATGACATGAATTCTTTCCGCAGACTTATCATGTATTGCATCGACATACGACATTAAAGAGTTCTACCAACTGTCTCCAAGATATCGTTTAACTGCTCATGGTCAGCATTCGTATCAGTTAGTTTGCTTTTGTAAGCAATTCTGATTGCTTTCTTTAGAATAGAAGGCTTGATTTCAAGTTCTTCTGCGATTGCTTTTACTGTATCAGAAAGCCCGCCGTTAAGTGTTTCAACTTCTTGCATGACGCCCATGCCCTCGTTAATAAGTTGTTTCATCTTAGTGACTTGCTCTGGATTAAAGTATTTTGCTGCCATTTGTTTCTCCTGTAATTGAATGTAAATCTATATGCATAGTATACAGGATTATCTGTACACTGTCAAGCATTTTATGGGCGTAATTACCCGTTTCTTTCGTCATCATTTTGTGTGATGACATGTTCTAACAATGCTAGAGGCGCACCCTCTAGTTTAGAATAGTATAGCAATGCTTTAGTGTCTTTGGGTAAACAATGTCCACCAAATCCGAACTCACCACTAGGTCCTGGGACTTGCATATGACTGTCTCCTACCCTTGGATCACGTTTCAACATATCTGTGAACTGCTCCCATGATGTCTCTGCATTGCTTGATTGGTGTAGATGAAATAACTCATTGAAGAATGATACTTTCGTTGCTAACCAACTGTTAATCGTATACTTGATAAGACTTGCTGATGTTAAGTCTGTCTTAAATGTAGGTACTATTTTGACTCTACTATGATTGATATATGCTTGTTCTACTGCTATACAGTCTTGCAATTCTCCACCAAGTATTTGCATATGTGGATTAATAAACTCTTGTTTGCTATTTGCTTCAGTTAAGAACTCAGGGTTGTATACTAGTCGTAAGTTGCTGTAAAGTGTCTTAAACTGCGTTAGATGATGCGGAGTGATAGTAGATTTGACTACTACAACACCTTTGTATTGTAACTCATTTAGTTCTTGTAACACTCTACGTGCTGTATTAGTATCTACATCCATATGAGTATCTTGCTGTGGAGTAGGTACGCATACGAATGTTATTTCTGCATTCCAATTAACTAAGTCTTGTAGTGTGTTATCATTAAACTTAGGGTCTACTATGAATTGTTCAGTGTCTACACTGAATCCATATTCTACTGCTGAACCAACAAATCCATTTCCTATGATACCTAAATTCATACAGTATCCTTTATTTTTTCGATCAGATAAAGTTCTTCATAGTTAGGATCACCATGATATACAGGTGCATTTTTTAATGCCTTGTCTACTTTCATTTTGATATCCCATAATCGTTTCTTCATATCAGAGCATGTATAACCGCAATTTCTACTGTGATACATTTCGTACTCAAGTTCCCAGATTATATGTTCTGCTTTTTCGCTATGTGGGATTATCATACCGTTCTCATTGTAATAGATTCTTTCATTATGCTTGTTGTCTTTCACTGTTTATTATAATATTTAATGCGGTCAAAGTCAAGCAAAACTTTTCCCAAAAGCATTTTTTGATAAATAATAGTATGAGAGCATTTCAATTTATCACAGAATCACCACTAGATGACTTAGAGAATAGACTTCCTAAGATTAAGAGTGACCAATACAATGTAGACGAGAAAGGTAAACTTTATCGTAATGCTAGAGATGCCGGCAAACAAGCACATAAGGCTAGAGAGCAATTAACTGCATCTGATGAGATGTTTGATGATGACTTAAACATTGAAGATGAAGCAACAAAGGCCGCTCACTGGATGGGAGATGTGTTGAAAGTTGAAAACATGCCTAAGATTGTAATCAGTTACGATACTGAAGAGGCACAAGACGGTCATCATACAGGTAGACACGAATTAGGATCAGATGAAATTTGGGTCTATGGAAACAGAAACTTAGTTGATATTCTTAGAACAGTATTCCACGAATTAGTACACATTCGACAAGGAGAAAAGGGTATGATTACCCCTGGTTCAAGTTATCCCGGTTCTCCAATAGAGATGGAAGCAGATGAGGTTGCTGGTAAATATATCAAAATCTACGGTGAGCAAAATCACCACATCTTTCAATAAGAATTACAACTCTCCCTTTCTTAATTTTCTTATAAACTCTTTAGATTTAGCAGTACGCACACCAGTAACTTGCAAAGTTATACGAGGATGATGTCCTGCGTTTGCTGTTGAGTGTGGAACGTCTTGCCATTTGAATGTAGTTACATCACCGGCTTTCCAATGTTCAAATGTGTAGTTACCATAACTGAACCATTGACCGGGTCTCCAATCAGATAGTTGAATCATGTATCTTTCTACAGTACTTGGGTCTTCAAAGTTCCATTTTTCTAACTTGTCCATATGCAAGTTCCATACTTGACCTGGAGTCTGTACATGAACTCTAGTCATCATATCATCTAAGCCAAACGATTCTGCAATTGCTTGTAGATTAGCAGGTACTTCCCAGTTAAGATTGCTTACAACATAATCTTTACCATATCCTGTATTTTCTAAATCATAATCTTCTTGTATGAACTCATCTTCACCTCTGACTTTAGATTCTTTCTTAGGATTGCCTCTAGTACGCCATGTTGCTTCTTTTGATTCTTCAACAAGTGTATCTAACTGTGATTGTTCTAGTGCTAAATGTAATTGTCCTACTCTATCTACTGTGTCATAAAGAGGATTCATTACTTCAGGATCAAAATGATAGTTACTTCTTAATTTTAACTGTTCCCAACTGCTTTGTGTCATATTACTTTTACTCTCACATTTTTATTTACATAATTTTGTCTATAAGGCTCAGGAGGTTCGTCAATACCTAATGCGTCTGCTAACTCAACATTAGTTTGAGGAAGTTTTACTACATCTGATCTGTGCCAAGCATCCATAATATCTTTATTCTGAGCATTAATGATATTACCCATCTCTCTCAAGTTCTTATAGTATTTATGATAAAGTGGGTATGTGATATTATACTCTCCACATCTTACCCACCAACCTAAACATGCATCATTGTCTCTATGAACTAATACAACTGGACAGTCTGGCCAATTCTCTTTTAAGAAATCGATGTGATGTGCGAACACATGGCTCTTAACTATTCGCACACCATCACCTGAGAAAGGCTTGTCAAACTCTGCTTCGCATTCTTCTTTAGTATGCTTATCTAGTTCATCAAACCAATCACCGAACTCCATACCTGGATCAAAATACGCACCGATATGCATTAAATGCATTTTACCACCGTCTGCGTCATGCCAATATTCTCTATCTTTACTTGCATCGCTTCGATCTATAGAATCACTAAAGTAAATGTTTTTACATACACTACTCCACTTAGATCCTGGAGCTCCGGCAACAAAGATATATTTCATATTATTGGCTCAACAATTCTGATTTAAAGACAGGCTTCTGTCCATAAAGTGTTGAGTTCCACCAGACTAAATTTCTTAGATTCTTTTCAGTTGTTTGACTCTGTAAGAAATCTAATACTTTTACACCTTCGGCTTCTCCAACGATCCATTCATAATCTCCTGCAAGAGCAATGAGTGCTTTATTACTTTCAGGATCAGCAATCATATCTACGACTGCTTGTTCAAGTTTTGCTTGATTAGGATTGCCTTTATTAACCCAGAGTGCTTTCTGCAAAACATCTCTATAGTTTCTAAGCAGTAAATACGCATCATAGAACGTCCCAGAGGGCTTCTGTCCC